CTTTAGCGCATCCTAACTGTCGTTGTCAACTGGCACTCATTAAAGTTGAGGTAGATACAAAAACTTTGTTTGCTGAATTAAAACAAGTACTGTTGAAACTTAAACAGAGGTTATTGGAACGGAAGGGTAAATGAGTGTTGCCACCGCCGATATTCGAGAAATCGTGAGTCTTCTACGTGAAATCATAGAGTTGCTTCGTGAGGTTGAAGTTGACGCTCCCAAAGTGGCAAGTGCCACCTCAGATTTAACCCGTTTATTAACCACATACGTAGCTTTAACACGTCGCATGGGCTTACCGTCAGAAGCTACAGATATGATTGCGCGACTGATGCAAATTCGAATCATGGTACAATCATTATACCGAAGCCTAATCTTACTAAACACGGTCAGCGGTCCGATTGGATGGGCAACCCTAATCGGAGGCTTCGCAATAACAGGATTCATGCTTGTTGACCAGATGGAAATGTCGAGGCCACAATATTGACACAATCATGGGGTTCACATCCAAGCTTCAAAGTTGAAACAAGCGGCGAAACCTTCATAAACGAAGCAAGCTTGAGCATGCAAATTTCACGCATGGAAAACAATGTGTCATACGTTGTTTTGCAAGTTACTGATTACAAAAGCAAAAACTTTGAAGCAGTCTTTGACGCTCTGAATGCTTTAGACGTTAGCCTTCGCTACGGAAGCGACAGTTGGACTAAGGTTTTTAGTGGAACAATAAGCACAGTGTCACCAACATTGAAGCTGCCGCAAGGCGAAGTTTTAGAGGTTTCATGTTGGGGAAAAGGCAACGCTTTAGCGAAAACACATTGCGATACAAGCTACGGGTTAGAAAGTCAGAATCCCACTTTAGAAACGCCTAAAGAAATTTGGGATGACCTCGTTGACAACTATATAAACAAGAGTTTCGGTGGTGATGCTACAGGCTACGCAATCACCAAAACCAAAATCGCCGACATTCGGAACGGTCTTGACATCTTGAACATAACAAGTCCATATCAAGACTGCTTTACCATACTTAACCGTGTATGCGACGTAGTAACCGCGTATGTAGGTGGTTTAGGCGTTGCTTCTTGCCATTGGTTCGTAGACCCAGATGCTAACCTATTCATTAACACAATTGGTGACCACGAGAACGATGCGTCTGGATGGCCTACCTACTGGAATAGTAGCCAAGCTGACAGCACGATAGAAGTTTCTCAGGACATGATTCTCTACGACTTCAGAAAGAATGTTGAGGAGTACGCTAACAAAATTGTTTTGTGTAGTGCCTTGCGAAAGCCTGGGTATGACTATTTTACAGAGAACCAAAGCGCGTTATGGGATACTACAGCTTGTACGTTAACAGATGATGCTGCCACAAAAATTGTGGGAACACATAGTTTGAAGATGGAGCCGTCCAACTTAATTGATGACATGTTAGCGTGGTACCCAAGCGGTAAAGATGCGGCTTGGGACTTCACGAAGTGTGGAAGCGTTCAAACCATACCGCAAGTGAGCTTTTACGCGCGGCGCGACCAAGACTTAGGCTCAACAAGTGGCATAAGAATGGCTACAGATGACGCTAACTACTTCTTTATAATCCCATTAACCAACTACATTACGGCTCAAGACGAATGGATAGCGATGAACTTTCCCATAGGGCCTTATTGGAACTTGGAGACAAATGAGGGTAGACGTTTTCGCTGGGCAGAATCTGGAAGCCCAGATTGGAGCGACATCGACTACATCATGTTTAGGAAGCCAAGCCAAAGCCAAACGGGTACGTTGTGGATTGACGACTTACACTTCACTGGAAAGATTATTCGAGAAGCCTACGACTCAACTGCCATTACAAATAATGATGAATACCAAAAAGTCATCCGCAACGATATAGCAGTCAACGACACGATAAAAGCTTCTGATGATTCGGGAACGGCCGCAAGACTTGCGTATGCTGAGTTACTTAGAAGAATGCGAAGGCCAACAGTGGCAATAATTCAAACACCCTTGGCCATCGACATATTACCTGGGCAACTAGTTCACACTCACGCATGCAAAAAGAGTGATAACACGTTTCGCATTGACAAAGACCTGCGAATTAAAGAAATTCAACATATTATTAGGCCAGAGCCTGAAGGGTTCAGCACAACTTTAAACTTGACAGATGACGTTTACAGCACTCACGCCTTCGGCGCTCCTACAAGGGCTTCTATTTTGGCGAAGTATGCGGGTGCTTTGGGGCATGGTCAAGCGCGTGACTTGAAGGGCAGTGGAATAGACATTCTGATTCCGCGATTGAGCAAGAATTATGCTTAGGGAAAAACTTTGAAGGCGTTTCTCACTATAGGAATACTGTTTTTGTTATTCGGCATCGTTGGATTAGCTTTAGCTTTAAGTGGAACGTATATTTCAGATGCTGAATACTTATCCTATGTGAATAATGATGAACAACCGCCTTATCCTTCAGGGAATCAAAAACAGTTCAACCTAGTTTTTGGCGCGGTTTTTGTGGTGGTGGGTTCTTTTTTGTGTTGTTTTCAGCTTCAGCGCAAACCCTACCTTTCAAGAATGTGAATACTTCCACCCTCAGTACAAATAGCTACGCGCCACCCTTCTGGTAATGGGCTTGAAACTTTTTTCCCTTGTAGCTGCCAACGGTCATCATATAGATATGTGAGTAGTTTTATGTTTTCTTCTGTGAAAGGGATATGAAAAATTACTAGCTTTCGCTCTTCGTCTATTTCTCTCATTTATGGTTTTTCTCCTTGCCCTTGCCTTCTTGACCCCCAAACCATTTTTTGAACCATTTGTAAACTTCGTCAGAGCTATACATCCACAAGTCATGTATTGGTTCTGCGTTATCGGAAACTTGTATGTTAGGCAATTTTGTTCTTTTTGGGAAGTCGGCTTTTGCCTCGGCAACAACCTTTAGGACATCTTCGGTTTGATTGTGATACTCACCGACTTCCGAATCTCCAAAATCGTGAATGTCGTAACAGAAAGAGTCAGCATGTATTCGTTTTTCTAACTCACCACTCACTTCTCAGACAACTCTACCATTTTTTCCCACCTCAGGAGGAACTTGTGAATAGTCCAGCTCTGCCAGTTTCAAATAAATAAGATGCCCATCTACGTCAATGCTTATCCGTAGGCTTACAAGACAGTTTGTAATGTCTTTGTCATCTACCAGAATTTTTAAAGGTTTGCCGAATTGTACTTCGACAGTTTTGCCTTTATATGTTCCTGATAATATTACGCCTTTTACCCAACTCGCTTTTTCTTTGGAAGTCATTTCTTTGATTCCTTCTTTTTAACTTCTACTTTGCCTTTCCTTGCAAGTATTTTCTTGATATGAGCTACTAAATTCTCAAGATTCCGTAAGCGCTCCAAAATATAATATTCGTCTAGCCACGACTTTCTTGGTTTTGCTTCCAAATCTTCTATCTCTCTAAGTTGCTTGTGTAGATACTTTGAGATTTCTTGGCCGCTCATTTTTTTCTCACTTCTATCCTGCCATTCTCTACACTCCACACCAAAAAGTCACCCACTTCTGCTTTGAGCCAGGGCTGCACGGCTTTAGGGATGCGTGTATGCCATTGAGGCGATATTTTTGACTTAGCAACCTCCATTTCTCTCTCTAGTTTTGCGTGGTCTTCAATAAGCTTCGTAATGAATATAGCGAGGTCTTCATGTTCCTTGCATACAATGTCGTATGGGGTTTCTGTTCGTTTGCCACAGTTTGGGTACTCACACGTTTTTATTTTTGACTGTGCAACTTCCACGCTATTTATCTCCCTTCTTTTTTACTGTGATTATTTTTTTCAAGTATTTATCTAACCCTTTTTCGTCAACTGATATTCTGAAACAGAAGTTCCGAGGGTTCGCAAAGACTGTTTGTTCATAGACGCTCAATATCACTGAGTCGTTAGGAAGTTCTAAATGTTTGAGTAGGTCGTCTTGCGAATATGCTAACACTATCTCTTTTCGTGTCATGTTTTACACCGTTCCCTTAAGCATGTAAGTGCAAACCTTCTTTCCACTCTCTAACACGGCTTCAATCCACACGTACTCGCCATTGCCTCCCCCTGTTTTGAAGTGTAGTTCTACTACGGGTTCGCCATCCCAAGAAACTTTCACTGTGGGTTTTCCCCCAAAAATTCATTGTAGACTTTGATTGTTGCATCTGTTTCTCCTCTTTCTATGGCCTTTTGTTTGAGTTGTTGCAGTTGCTCTGTAACCCTTGATTTCCAGTTTACAAGTTTTAATATGTGGTCAAGAAGTTCTGCGGAGGTCATTTGACTTACTGGGAACGTGGCTTTCGGGAATGTTGATAAGTCGTCTTTCATGGTTGGTTTTCTCCCAAAATTTCTCTTATCCATTTTCGAGCTTTTTCTTTACTTGATTCTAATGCAAATTTGTCGTTTAGACAACTTTCACATTCGTCTAAGGTTAGACGTTCTTCGTCTGTTAGTTTTCTTCTCATGTTGTGTTACCTACTTATTACTAATACATAACAAATATATAAAACTTATGATACACAACTAGCTGAGGAAAAAACAATGATACAAACCGCATTAGCCGTGCTAGTAAGCGTCGCCATCATCGCACTTGGCGTACCAATCGTATTATGGGCTGCCATAGCAGTGTTAAAGAAAGCCTTGGGCAGAGGCTAACTTTCCCCTTTTTTTAGGGAACGCCTATTCATCCCTTTTGCAACGTTCTTACGCATTAGAACTTTACCACAGTCAACGCATTGGAGAAATTGAAAGGATTCGTAGATTGTTAAATAGTCTTTCCATACTGTTCTTTCATGTTTACAATTCATTTTTTTACCTCCTTTTCTTCCACAACAAACCCTCAAGGAACCCCCTCTTTTTTTTTTATCGGTGCCACAATATTCCAGCAGCCTTCAAAGATTTCATGTTCTGAAGTTTAACGTGTAATTCCGCAAAGTCATCACTTGTGAACAGAGCTTTTACGCGAAGCCAATTCAACTTAACAGTGTATTTACATTTCTCGTTTTTACATTGAAACGTTTTCCTATCAGTTCGGCAGATGAATAGTCTTCGGCATTTTGGGCACCCAGTGATTACGTATTTTTTAAGTTTTGGTATCTGAGACGTAAATATCACCTTCGTCTTCTGCTATAGGGAAGTCTTCTTCTGTTGGGATGTATGGCTCGTTGATTCGTCCATGTTTTTTTATATAGTAGCGACAAGCCTCTTCTCCAGAAGAGACAGTCATGGATGTTCTGGAACACCATTCGATTTCTTCGTTAAAGCTGCGACAGCTACCACATTTAACCAACTGAATCACCTATCGAAAACTGCCCAATCGTGTGTAGTGAAAGAGTGTGTTTGTTGGTTGATTTAAAACTTACTTTACTTACTGCTACTATACCACTTCTTTTCTTTTCTCTTCTCATATCTAACCATTCCTTCAAAAATGTAAAATTCCATGCCTCTAAAGGCTAGGGTGGCTCGTCCTCTTCTCCGTATATCCACTGTGTCCAGCGTGGAAGCCAAAACTTTATCATTCGGTGGCGTAGTGATTTGCTTCGTGGTCTTATTTTGTTTGGCATTTTTCGATAATCACGCCTTCCAACAAGACCCATAGATACAGCATTCTTCAGTATGCTGTGAATGGTTGATGTGCTACGCTTGAAAGCTTGGCTTAGCGTTGTCATACAGTATCCTTTCTTTCTTAGTTTGATGATGGCTGCCTTCTCTCGTTTTAGCCATGCAAACCGTGGAGCGTGACGCTTATGATAATCTAACCTTTTCTTCTCAGCTAGGCAGTGCTTTCGGTATTGGACAAAGGCGTCATGCTGCAAGGTGTAGTCTCCTTAGAAGTCTATGAAAGAAGCATGGAACGTAATTAGAATCTGGAAGGTTGTTTAAGAAGTTTTCATGGCTTACATATAGACTGATGCGGAACTGAAATGGTAAGAGAGTAGTGACGAAGTTTCTAAGTGTAAACCATAAGACACAACATAGAGGATAATGCTCTTTTAATCCTTCAACTAAGTGTTGCACTTTCATCGCCCTTGTTAACAAGGGAAGAATAGGACTCTAGCGCATATAAAATGTACGGTTGGTTGCATTAAACTTTTACGGTTTTGCATTTACGTGACTTCACCCACCCCTACGGTTAGATATGTTTCAGTTTTAAGGAAAGTAACCCACCATGTTGAAGAACTGTGTTTTGTTTGGTACGCTGTTTTTTGACCAAAAAGAGGTGGTACGGGAAAGCATGAAAGAATGCGGTTCAATGGTTTGTCATGAGTGTTCCACTTGAAAATCAGAACTCCATTTTGCTTCAGCACCCTGAACAATTCTCTTGTTGCACGGTACAATACAGGAATCACTTTTGATGCTCTGAGCGCCCCAAATTTTTTATAGAATATTCCATGTTGACCCGGGTTTGTATGTGGTGGGTCAAAAACTACTAAGTGAAACGTCTCATCTGGAAATGGCAGGGCTTCAAAACTTGCTTGTATAGTAGGATGCACGTCCTTCTTTTTGTCAATATATACGGTGTCAACGTTATTTTTATCAAACCACATCATACGGCCACCCGCTGTCGCATCCAAAATCAAACAGTAACCAGCTCTCTCACGTTATAGCCCATTCCCGTCAGCTTATCCAAGAAGTGCCGCTGCTTACTGCCAACAAAAAAATGCTGAAACTGCACATGCCCACCGTTAAGCTGTCTTATCTGGATGATTTTTTTGTGTGTTCCGCAGTGTGGGCATGGTATGTAGTAGGGGCGTCGGTTGATGCCGCGTATGCTGCCTATGACTGTTTTTGTTTTTTTGCAGAACGCCAAATACTTCATTGTTTGCCAAACCACCGCTCAAACCATTTTGCTGCTTTTTCTGGGTTGCACCAAGCAACTTTTCCTTTATGTGGTAGTGTCTTAGGATACAAAACTTCTGGGGATTCTTTTTTCGCTTCCTCAACAATCAATCTAATCCAATTTGAATGCACATACCCTTTTGGCAAATCTTTTGACGAAACATACGCCCCTTCATCAGCTTTTCTCAATCGTTTCTCAAATTCGCCTTCACTCATTTTTTACACCAATATGTAACTCTTCTCGTAGCAACTTGCATGATACAACGTGCAGCTATTCCCATGATAGGTGCGCGTCACAGAGTCGCCGACTAAGATTTCATGTTTGCAGATGGGACAGTGGTCTTTGCCGAGGGCTTGGTATCGAGTTTTAACTTTTTGGGTTAGCGTGTAGGTGTAGACTGTAGCAACCATTCAGCTAATTCTCCTTCTGGGCATTTCCGCAACACCGCAAGATGTGTTTGAACCTGCTGGATTGGTTTCTCTTGGTGAGAAGAGAAGTCTTGTTGTGCTGTCTCGGAACCCGATTCTCTGATTGAGCCATTCTTTTCAAAATCTTAGAGTCCGTCATATCCCCGATTCTAACGCGGTTGTCGGCTTGTGAGCGTTGCCTACGCTTGTGCGCCTTCCCCAAACGATTCACTTCTTAGCTTCCCCTATGTTCTTCAACGTCATGGCTTCCAAAAACTCCTGTCTCATCACATTTACTGCAAACATATTTTTTACATCCATAACAGAAAGCGCCCTCGTCACAAGGCTCGCCACAGAAATAACATTTCGGTTCAGAACCTGTCACTTCTCATTCTTCCTATCTACTTCTTTCACGGTTACGTGACAACGCCCGCAACGGTAATGGAAGCTGTGACGACCCGCATATTGAATCTGGATTTTGTCGTCTTTGTCGCACTTTTGACAGATGATGTTTCTTCCGAAACGCGCCTTCACTTCTTAGTCGCTCCCTTTGGAACTTTAAAATCGTCAAAACACTGCAAAGAACAAAAATCCAAGTTTCTATCACCATGAACCTTTTTCAGAAAGTCTCCACATTTCCCCCAAAACTTGACTTGCACATAGTCGTTTGTTCCTATTGGTATCGCCTTCTTACAAGTGTCACATACTCTCACTTCTCAGAAACCCCCACAAATTCATGCTTGTTATCGTCACTTTTAGGACACCAACTTGGTTCGCGAGAGGAACTCGCTCCACACATTTCCATCAGTGCAATTAGGATTTGACGGTCAAAAGACACTCCGCAATGTTTACACTTCATTTTACTTTCTCCCATCTTGTTCGTTTTGTGAAACTGTCAAAAACCAAGCGATAGATTACCCCATCTTTTTCAACGATTGCATTCCAAAAGAAGTCTGTTCCAAGAACTTTCACTTCTCAGAAACCCCCAGAAATTTGTCAAGTAGCCACTTAATTGTTTCACATCTGCTTCCATAACTGTTTTTGAAATGGTCTATGCATTCTTGTGTGATTTGTTTGGGTTGTTGCAGTTCCTCTGCGAGAGCCTCGACTTTGTCGTTAATCTGAGCTAAATCCTTCCATGTTGGATTTCCCTCTTTAATAGCGATTTCATGGCATAATTCTTGAATTTCTATTAGTGTTGATTTCATAGTAGGTGTTTCAACTCCTCAAAACGTCCTTGCACTTCTTTCTCTAGTAGGCACTTCTTGTTGGCTTTGCCCAACGGCTCAACAAACCTACAACCGCCTCGCCGTAGTTTCCAGCAAATCTTAGGAACTATCGTTTGAATGGAAGGATGTAAGAGTGTGGCTTTGCATTCCAGCTTAACTGTTTCTCGTGCGGCTGGACACCACATGTCTATGACTACAAGTTTACTCATTGTTCTTACGCCACCTTCTGTTTGCTTCAATATACAAATCTTTATGTTTTCTTCGATATGCTCTACGATAGTTTGGATTTTTCTCTCGCCATTTACGGTGCATTTCACGAACTTCGTCTTTGTGTTCCCGACAGTATGCTTGATAGGATGCCTTGTATTTTTCATAACGCGTTGCCATTATTTCTCTCCTTCTTTTAGCAAAACAGCCTTTTCTTCCCCAACCAAACCCTCAAGTTTCTGCTCAATAACTCTAAATCGCTGTTGCAAGAGACTATAATTTGTTGCCCATGAAAGCTCCTTATCATGTCTGTCTCGATTTTTAACTATCTCAAGGATTTCTGAAAGCCTACCCTCAAACTCATCTATTTGCTTCTGTCTTTCTGTGCATAATTTAGCCCAATGTTTAGACCATTTTTTCTCTTTTTGGCGTTCTTTTCTCAAGTAAGAATTTCGTTCTTTCAAGTCTGCGATTTGCTTCTTCGCACGGTCTCTTTCTTGCGCAACCTTCCCATACATCTTGTTGTAATAATCACACTTCTTGAGCAACGGCAAAACATCTTTTACTTTTACGAATTTTCCATGAATCCTATTCATTTTTCTGTAATCTTTACCTAAGCCCCAAAATAACATTTTTATTTCTTCGTAGGTTTTGGCTTGTTTTTTCACAGACTCAACGGTCATTCAGTCTTCATCTCCTCTCTTACCTCTGCTGGAATCATCCACAGCAAACGGAAGTAGCTCACGATAAGCCAGCCCACATACGCCAACCCGCCCACAGCCATCACCACTTCAGCCCATGCAACAAGTAGGTTAGACTCTGCGCCCTTCAAGTAAACGCTGTTAGCCACGATGTTCCAGTGAACTGTGAACTGGAAGTACGCGGCGAATCCGATGCAGCTTAACCCGAGAATGTGGAGTATGATGTGTAGTTTTGTGTTAAGTTTTAGTGGTAAATGCGTCACTTCTCTGTGTACTCCTCAAGCTCTAAATGTACGAGAAACTCTATGATTCTCTCACGCCAATACTGGAAGTCGTCAAGTGACATTTCCTTGTCTATTTCAACGCGCACCTTCGTTCTGCTTCCATCTTGGTAGACGTAGCAGTGATAGTTTTCACCCGACAAACTCACTTCAAATCTCTCCTTGAAAGTCCTTATCATCCAACCGTGCCTTCAAACCGCCAAAACTAAAAAAGCTCTCCCTAAGAATCACCTGTTCACCATGCCCCTCATAGTTGCATGGAAACCCAAACGTGCCAAAATCATACACCGACGTGTGATAGTGACCTTCGCCTTTCACGTCTAAAACAACGTAGTGAACCTTGTGACTTTCTAGCCATTCTAGTATGGGTTTGCTGATTCCCCACCCATGCCACATGCGAAAGAAATGTTTGTCTCGTTTGCGACGACTCTTATAGACGGTGTGCCCTGCTACGTTGGTTAGGTGTCCGACTTTGCGTCCGTTTATGAGGAAATTGCCGTTGTCGTACTCAAAGGTCAATACTTGCTCACCCGACGCATAATCACATTCGTGTCTTCACTTAGCCAATAGTAACAGCCTGATTCTTTATGGCCTAGAACGTGCTTGCCCGTCTTCTGCACAGCTAAGATAGCGTTTCGTAGGTTGTGGTAGTCCCGTGTGCTCTCTACGTTCTGACCTGTGAATGGGTGGCGTTCGTAGGGGCCTTTTGGATTCTTTGGGGCGGGGATTGTTTCCCATTCTAAGTTCGCAGGGTTCCAGTTCACTACACTTAACGCGCCGCCAATTTCTACGGCATCTGGTATAGTTTCACTTTCAGCAACCTCTCTCTCCACGGGTTTAGGCACTGCCTTAGCCATGTCTGACCTTTCTTCAAATCTGCCATTCTTATCCAACAACTTACGAATCATACGCGCCTCGTTACGCGCGCTTTCCACAAGGTTAAACCACGCCTTCATCTGTAACTCATCTATGTTGATTGTCTGTTTAGTCATTCATTCACCTCCTCTTCTCCAATTGGACATTGCCAAAACGTTTTGAAGCTTTGTTTTGGTTCCCTACAAAAGGTGGAGTTCTTACAAATTGGAATATTTGTAGGACAAGTTATGGTGAAACCATCTTTTTTGGCTATGTAGCTTGTTCTATTTGTAGCAGTTCTGTTTTTAGTGAATGGTACACCGCAGATGCGTTGAATCTCAGCGATAAGGTTGCGATGTTTTTCTGTAAAATGTGTGGTTCTAAGAGCCAAAAGTACATGTCCTGTGTAAGGTGTAGTGAGTACACGAGCACGATAATTCTGCTCTGCAAGCGTGTTAGCCAAATCTACAGCCTTTTGAATAGTTGTCATCACTTTCACTTTTTCACCTCCCACACCCTAGCTCTCCAACCATGCAAATCATTTAACGCAAACGTTAACTGAATGAAGCTTGGCAGCAACAACCGCACAACAGGCAATGGCGCATGATTTATGACTGCTTGTAGCCAACGCCATGTTGCCTTCAACGTCAAAGTCCTAATCACTTTATTCAATCCCCAAAATTTTATCTCGGTTCACATAGACTTTACCATCTACAACGATTATATCGTCACCCACTGAGAGTTGTTGCAGTTCCTCCCTAGTGGTCTCTAGCTTTATTTGGTTCATCATACAGCATGGACATTTATCGTTGTATTCAAATCTCTTTCTGTTTAGGTTGTGTTTCATTTAGATTTCTACCACCTTGAAGCAATGCAAACACACATAATGCCCATCCTCAAAGCGCTTCATCATCTTACGCTTCACACCTTCCCGTTCACATGAGGGGCAATTCACGTTTTCGTTTCTCCTTGAGATTCATATTCACTAAAAATTATGGCCTTGACAAGTTCCCCTAAAGCGTCTCTTTGCTCGAATGGCTCATCTGTTTCAATTGTGATAGTCGCTTTTTTCCAAGTAATTATTATTTTCATTGTCTCATTCTCTCCCTACCCTGGCTTCCAAAACTTGTTCAAGTTGTGTGCGTGGAAGAAAGAGATGGTCTTTTCCAGCCCAAAAACTAAAGTCAGCCTGCGAACCATCATGTTGCACTGCAAGTTTGTAACGCTTTTTAGAGTGCCAATTTTTATTGGTAAGTTCCTGTAGTTTCTCGTAAGAGATTTCTCGTACCGTTTTACCATCTGATAGTAACCAAAAACACTTCATTGTGCCATTTCCTCCAAGACCTTGATAAGTCTTCGCAAAGCCACATCAGTCGTGCCAGTCCAAGTTAAACCAACAGTATCTGGAAGAAGCTGTCTAAGTTTTTTAAGTAGTTCAAGGTCAACGCGAAGCATTTGTGTTTTTTTTTCGTCTTGCATTTCTTAACACAACTAAACAAAATGTAACAAGTAGTATATAAAACCTTCCATAAGATACTCAAAACACCAAAAAACTATTATACACCAAAACGTAAACAACCAAAGCAGCGTCTACCAATTTCGCCACATTCCTTACCTGCCATAACTGAGTAGGTGATAGCGTGGTGCATCAATGGTTCATAAACAAAGCCTAGAATCACAAAAAAAGCGACTGCAAAACAGACTCAACAGAAAAGCACATAAGATACTCAAAAACAAACAAAAGTTTTTTGACCGTCGTCTAAAAGAAACAGTCTACATAGCGTCTCACGAAACCGTGTTAAGTGCATCTACAAATTACGAGTGGATGTGGCAAAGATTTCCAATGATGGAACTCAAAATAATTCAGCCAGGTGAAGTTTTAACTAACCAACAAGGAACAGGAAGCTTACAGAATCCAACCTGACAAGGAGGTGGCAAAGTGAGAAAATTATTCGCTATACTAATCATCGGAGTCATCGCCTTCCTAGTACTATACGGCTTAGTGCCCCAAGTAAAAGCAACCGTAAACGCATTCATCATAGACGCCGCAGGCCCAACCGTGTTCAACTCGCTAAACGGCGCGTACACAGGAATTCTTAGCTATTTTGGCGTAGGCGGATTCGCCGCAATGGTTCTGGGCTTCGGCTGCCTCGTAGGAGTAGTAAGCCATCGCCTATGGGTTAAAGCAGACTGGAGTCTTCGCAGAAAATTTGCTACTAGAACACAAAAAGACTTAGGTGTGACCCCAGTTAGCCACATTCCATCCACGCCTGCTGTCGCTACGACGAGACCTGCCCCCGCACCTACTCCAGCGCCTCAAGCAGCCCCAACACCACAACCAACACCAGCCAAAGAGAAACTTAAAGAGGAAGTATAATGAGCCAAGTAGTCAAAACAGCCAAAAACATATTCTCAATTCCCAGACTTGCCCCTAAACAAGAGCAGGAACGCAGAGCCTCAGTGTTCGGCATGGTAGAAAGCGGCAAAACGACAATCCTCGGCTTGCTAGAAATCGTGTGCGTTGACTACGCAAACAAAGCCAACAAGCCAGGCAGCAAAACAAAATTCCACTTCTACGTACAGGAACGCACAAGTGGCATCCGCCAAGCGGCAAGCGAGTTACGGCAAGGCATGTTCCCTGAGAAGACTCCGCCAGACCACGTTTTTGAAGCCGACTTTATGATGCGGTTCGACAAGACTTTTGGCAAGCAACACCTGCGCTTACCCTTCTGTGAGACTGCTGGCGAAACCGTGACGAAACTTCTTGAGCGTTTTCAGGAGGGGCAATATGACATTAACCCTGCTATGGATGACGCGGCGCTGATTCACGATTACATTCTTGACACAGACGCTATCATTCTAATTGCGCCTGTAACTCGTCCTATGGGTCTTGAAAAAGAGATAGGTGCACCATTAAACCTTCCAGACGTTAACTTATCCAGATGCTTATCTGGCATCTATGGGTACAAGATGGAAGACCAGCGAAGCAACCCAAATTATCGTCGAATCCGAGGCATAGGCGTTTTCTTAACGAAGTACGACGCTGTGAAAGTTACTCTCAGAGCGAGACATATGGACTTAGAAACGAAAGAGGGAGTTCACGCCTTCATGGGTAAGTATTTCCCTGAAACCTACTCGGTGCTTGGATGGTATGGACTTGAGAATGTGCGGTTCTGGCCTACAGGCGTGGAAATAGACACTAAACGAAATGTTGAGACAGGTAAAAAAGAACCTTTCTTACATCCACTGAACCAAAACAGAGGTTGGAAAATCAAGGTAGACCACAACCGCAATGTGCCTAAAGGAAACTACGAAGAGCCAATGTACGAGTTTATTGAGTGGTTGAAGGACACGGTGATGGCGTGAAAAAGAAACCAATTACCGTAGTCTATCAAGGGCATGAAACAAGTGGCGTTGAGTATAGAAACCCTGAGAAGTGGAAGAAAGCGAGAAAGAAACCTATCGTCGTAGAGTTCCGAGAAGTTGATGGAGACAAAGAAGGAATACCAACACGCGAAGGGTATCTCTACGCTTACAAGGGAAAAGACCTAATCATAAAAGGAATCAAAGGTGAAATCTATCCAATCGGAAAAGAAATCTTTGAGGCAACTTATGAGGTGATAGAAACACCATGAGAGTATGCCCAAAATGCGGACACCGTGACCCTCCGATTTGGAGACCCGCAAAAATGCACAATCCTTCAGGCGATATTGACATAGCGAGACTTGATGATGTTTTAGTTTGGCAGCCAGAGGTTGAGAAGCAGCTCGCAGAAAAAAGAGGAAAAGAAGCAGTAGTTGAAGGTGTTTTTGCATATTACATAGGGAAACGAGCTGTTTGGGTTAGAAGAGTTGCAGCTCAAATTTATCGTGATTGTGGTATGGCAGCTTTTAACCCTCCATATGAAACTTCTAAACTCAATAAATTACAGCGACAAGTCTCAGGTAGAACAAAAACCACATTCAGAAAGAAGCTTTTGGAAGTAACCGTATGATAAAGACAATAGCAGTATTCATTGTGTTCGCGGTGATTGGCGGAGCAGCAGTCTTACTCCTTTCTCCCACTGCAAGCTTCGCCCTTCCACCACTCACCACAATAACTACACCGTTGCAGCCAATCATCACCCCATCGCAGTCAATAGTTACTCGAATACAAACCATGTGGTCAACCATTCCTAGCGCAATACAAGGCATCGTCTTACTTGGTTTAGCTAGTGCACCCACCTTGTTTTTCGCGTGGACTAAAAGTCGCGCAATGGATAAGCTTCAGCAAACCCAGCAACAAGCAGCCACAAAGATAGGTGAGTTACAAGGCGAAACCTTGAACGCAGTGTCAGAGAACACCACGCTAAAACAGACGCTGGAACTAAAAGACCAGCAGATAGCAACCTATGAGCAAGCACAAACTAGTGCCACACAGTTCACCACTCAGATAGATGCTCAGAAGCAACAGATAGAAACGCTTACGGGCGAGCGCAACCAGATGCAACGCCTCTTCGAAAGTAAATATTTGAAGCCTGAAGAAAAACCCAAAGTGCAATAGTGGAGGTGAAACCATGCAACAATATAGCGTTTACGATTCTGGGACTGCAAGCACCAGTGGAGATGATTGCACAGCATACACAGAGTACTACCCTTACTATCCTTATTCGATTCCTTGCTATCCACCTTGTCCCTCTTGTCCTCCTCCATGCTACCAAAAACAAGCAAAATGTGACTGTTGCGCTTGGAGATTTGACTGCAGGAACAAGAAAGACGAATGATTCATGGAGGTGAACTTTTGAATCTTAAATCGTTAATTGCCACAGCAATCATAGGCTTACTCGTAGGAATAGCAGGAGCCGTAATACTCAAGCAATACTTGCATCCCATGACTGCTCAAGTTGCAAGCATACAACTCACAAGAACCATAAACGGCACCATATTAGCAGATGACGAGTCTATCAATTGGGGAATCGTAGAACCCAACAGCAACACCACACTAGGAGACCTAACAGTGTCAAACAATGGTACAGCACCATGTAACGTAACCCTATCACACGATGCACCTATTGGTTGGATAATCACATGGACAGCAAACAACACGTACTTGCTACCTAGCCAAAACTGCACTGCACCTTTAGAGCTATACGTTCCAGCAAACGCAACGCAGGGAATGCTGTATGAATGGAAATGTTACATAAGAGCTGTAGAACCATGAAATGCCCATATTGCAAAAGAGAGATAACTTACGTTTTCCCTCAAGGCACTGCGGGGTATCTATTTTGTCCTTGGTGTGGAGTTAATCTACCAAACACAACCATTTTAGCGAGTTGCACATCACAATGAAAGACAGATACAGCAAAGTCAAACAGCGATACGACAGCAACGCATGGCATGGAATCACACGAGAAACAATCACTGCGTAAATGCCCTTGAAACTGAGCTTCCAATACATGAGCAATTGTGTCTCACTATTATTCTCCCTTCGGTTTCGGGGCAGCGCAAAAAGAAGTGTACCTAAATGTCCCTACCCACAATAAGAGATTTTGCGAGAATTTATGTTTGGAAAGTTCTTAGATGGTTTAACAAACAGTTACTTAAAACATATCCTTTGATAGAAGATTGTGCTCGTTGTCGAGATTGTGGTCAAAACGTACATGACTTCACTGTTCCCAATTGGTTATGGACTTGTGTTTGGGGCAATGATGGAGGCATCCTTTGTTATGATTGCTTCTGTAATAGAGCTGACGAACTATTCCAATTTAAATGGAGAATGAGATTGATAGAAACATGGAACTATCCACTCAAACCTTGAAGCGCCTACCCACAATCAAACACTCACTACTCACAGGACTAACAACCCAACAAATAGGCGACAAACTAGGAGTAACAGAAAAAACCATAGACCGAGACCTAAAAGCCTTCAGGCAATCAGGCGAATTCGAAGCTTGGCTAAAAGAAGAGTGGATGCGACTACACCACATAATCATAAAACAAAACCCAACAGAAGCATACAAGCAAATCACACGGCTAATAGGACAAACAATCACACGACGGATAGAGGCCCGAACCGAAATAGAGAAAACAGTTACCACCAAACATGAAATTAACATAAACGTGTACAACGATGATGAAAAGTCAATCCTTGACAAAGCTGCACAACTACTGGATAGAAAGAGCAAAAGAGAATCTACTAGCCTTCACTGAAAAACTGGGCTACGACAACGCCCAATTCCATGAGGAATGGTACCGTTACCTTCAAGACACGTTTAGCCCACTTAAACACAGACCAACACACGAAAAGAAATACCTACTCTTATGGCCACGAGGACATGGCAAAACCACAAGCATGATACTGTACATCCTATGGCTCATAGGCAAATACCCAAACATACACATCAACATCATAAGCAAAACCGCGACCCTCGCAGAGTCCATACTGACAGCCATCATGACCTATATTGAAAGCGACGAGAAATACCACCAAGTATTTCCCAACGTTATACCTAGCAGACGTAAATGGACAAACCAGCAACTCATAATACAACGAAGCGAAATCAGCAAGAACCCCACACTCAAAGCAACGGGCCTTATGGGGCCTATTACAGGTGGTAGAAGCGACCTAGTAGTATGCGATGACATCATAGACGAAGAAAACATACGCACCCACCTACAAATCGAAAAAGTAGACACATGGTTCAACAAAATCTTAATCCCCACGTTGTATCCTTGGGGCGGAATCATAGTTATAGGAACACGTTGGAGCTACGCTGACATCTACGCCGAACTACTTGAGAAGTGGCCTCATGACATCAAACCCGCCTTAGAACTAGACGAAGAAGGCAAAGAAACAGGCAACGTGTTATGGCCTGAATACTGGCCACTCACAAGATTAGAGGAACGACGCGAACAAATAGGAACAATCATCTTTAACTGTCAATACCAGAACGACCCGACAAGCATGGAAGGTGGACTGCTTAAAGCAGAATGGTTACACCCGTGGGACTCACCGCCACCCAATAACTTGCCAGTGTACGCTGGCTTAGACCCTTCACTAGGAGAAAGGGATTACTTCGGTATAGCCTCCATAGCGTATGACCGTGACCACAATCAAGCATACTTGTTAGATGTGTGGGCTGAACATCTGCCATTTCCCGACATCTTAAGGGAGAAGATTCCGCAGCTTAACAACTTGTATAACTATGCTAAAATGTATATGGAAACGAATTTCTGGCAGAAAATTCTCACCTTTCTACCTGAACTTCGAGGACTACCAATAACCCCTGTGCAGACAGTAAGAAATAAAGAGAGCCGATTTATTCCTATGAGCAGCCACTTTGAGTCTAAGCGCATCTTAGTTAATCCTTTGCTGTTGCGACGTAGTGAGTTTTGGACTGAGTGGGTACAGTTCCCACGAGGACTACACGATGATGCTTTAGACTGTGTAGAGATTGTTGTGCGTAACGTGTTGGGTCGTGGTGAGGCTTGGGTTCAAAGAATAAACTGGTAACTTTTACACTAAAAGGGTACGGGTATTTGATTAAAAAATGAGTTTCCAAAAAACAGTAAAAACAATCGCAAGACGCATACGCAACCGCCTACCACTCTACAACTTCAACCACGTAGCACAAGCAGCCATAAACGCAGGCGAACTAGAGAAACGGCGACGGGGCACGGTTACGCAGCAGATGATTGAATCCGTAGACAAAATAATAGACCAGCCAGAACCATACGGATTATTGGTGAAATATGCGAATCGCCACCCATTCCTAAGAGTAGTACACGGAGCCAGCATACGCGAGATTGTGCGCAACCGATGGAACGTAGTAGAGAAGTTTGCGAAGAAATGCTTGTCATGTGGGCAAGAGTTCAAGGAACCCGTAGATGAATGTCCCGACTGCGGAGCAGACGCGTTATTACGTGACCCGAATCCGATAGGTAAAAAACGGTTAGAAGCATTTCTTGAAAACCCGAATCGCGACGACGAAATGGTTGACATCATCAAATCATTAATGAAGTACAATCTCGCCGTTGATGATTGGTACTTAAGCATCTTACCAATTAGCGATACGGGACAACTGGCTATTTATGTGGAGGATAGTACGGAAATATTCATCTGCGCAGATAAGCATGGTAGGCTTGGTAATGGCGTTTGGTTCTGTCCAAAGTGTTGGAGTGAGGATAACACGAAAACTTACAGTTACAAAGACCTTGAAGGTGGCTGCCCCCACTGTGGAGAATCATTAAAGGAAACCGCGTATGTGCAGAAGATGGCGGGCACTATCAAAGCACGGTTTGGACGCGAAGAGATTATTCACGGTAACAGCGACCCGTGGCTACCCCAACTGTACGGGAACAGCAAGGTAATGGCGGTGCTTCACGAACTGCGAAGCGCATTGGCCATGAACAACTTTAACTTTGCCACTTACAGCACTGGCCACTTAAACAAGCTCATTGTGCTGAAAGGAGAAGACCAGCATAAAGCTGATGAGATAGCGAAGGCAGCAAAGGAACAGAATGCTAAGGTCGCCATTGACAGTTGGACAGGCCAAATACGACGAGAAGGCGCGGGGTCACTGTGGATTGGCGCTCGTGACGGCGCTGAAGTTCACGACGTTATGCCCGACGCAAGCAGCATGCAAAGTCTTGAATGGATGGAATACTGGTTCGTCAAAATCGTAGGCGCCATCTACGGAGTGCAACCTGTCATGATAAACGCGCCTACAAGAGGCCCAGGCGGATACTTCCAGAGAATGCAGATTGTCGTGCAGAATGACCGTACAAGAGAAGACCAAGCAATGCTTGAAGACGCATTCAACGAGCAACTTGTTCCTAAGTTAGGCGTGTATGATTGGAGATTCCAGTTTGGCGAGATTGAACCACGCAACGAGTTAGAAGAATCGCAGATTTGGCAGGTTAAAGTAGCTGCAGGGTCCGCAGCAAAAGTAGCAGGGTTAGAAGCAGAGTTAACGGATGAAGGGGAACTGAAGATTAGCGGCGACTTCCAAGAACCCAAGATGCCCGCTGGCGCGACGCATACGTTGCATAGTGTTCCTCAAGCTCCGAAGCCTCCTAAGCCTAAACAGAACGTTCCTTTTAGCACGGAGAAGGTTAAGAAGGGGAAAAGCTGGCTTGTCACAGAAGTGGAAAAAGACCGTTTTTTAGTGAAGGATAAATGCGAAGACGATGGTGGACACTGGGTTACCATTCAGGGCGTGCCCATCTGTATTCATGAGGGAGAATCAGTTGAGGATGCGTTTAGAAGAAAAACGGGTCATGGATTTAAGGATGATACGTCATCCAAAGTAGAACAATACAAAAAGGGGTATTCAAAGAAGTTTCTTGCTAACATTGAAAACATTGAAGTTCACAATGAAGCGGGAGAAGAATTTTCTCAAGGGGGTAATAGATACGAAACGTTTGCAGATTGGAATCATAACACTAAGGAAATGAATTTTTACGGGGGTAAAGTTAAAGAAGAAACGTTCCATCATGAAATGGGCCATGTGTTTCATGGAACCGTATTACCCACTGGAAACATAATGGATAAACCCACAGACAAAACTTTTTGGGGCTACAAGTGGTTTGTAAGAGATTTGAAAGAACCTGCTCCTACTGGTTACGCGAAAACAAACTTTCAAGAAGACTTTGCTGAATCTTTCATGCTTTATAAGAGCAAACCCGAAACTCTTAAGAAAAAGGCTCCTAAACGCTACGCTTGGATTGACGAGGCGGTGAAGAAACATGGTTAAAAAAACAGTTTATTTGGATGAGCAACACAACGAAGTTAAACCAGAAAAAGCCGTTTTCATTATAGTCACGGAATATGATAAGGATGGGCGTGTAACTTCTGAAAAATGGGGTAAACCAAAAACTAATCCAACTCGTAGAGGTAGTGAAGGCGACTCAGAGGATACCAACTCCTAGACGCGTAGGCGTCACCTACTTCAGCCTTTACGACCACTGGCTATTTGACGCAAGGGCAGACCACAAAGTATGCGAACAATGCAGAGCTTTTGAGACAATAGGCACTTTCAACGGTAACGTGTTACGACTGTGGTTTCCCAACCTCACAATCTCCGATGTAAACACGATTACAGGTCCCGCACCAGATGACACAGGGTTGGTGCATCCTAACTGTCGTTGCCAATTAAAGAGAGAATTAAACCCGTAGTGAGTTGAATAGGTAATGGGTCTTAAACAAGAGAACTTCTTGATGGCGGAGTGATAAAGTAATGGCAACTTTCGGAAACACAAACATAGAAGCGACTCCCACAAGTGCAGGGTATGTCCGAGCTTTTAGTTTCACATTGACTGAAGATGGCACAGTCACAGTGATTGTTGCATATTGTGTTTATAGCAGTGCTGGGAACAGTCGAGTTGCTATTTATGATGATGTTAGTTCTCATCCTGATGCGTTGTTAGTTGAAAGTGCTAGTGCTGCTATTTCTTCAACTGGTTGGCATACGTTTGATATTGCGGATACGTTTTTGAGTGCTGGAACTTATTGGTTGGCTTATCAGAACGATGGGGGAGTTGTCAACAGGCTGGGGGTTGAGGTAGGTCGCGGTTATGAGTATGACGCTCACACTTATGGTGCCTTTCCTGACCCCATAGATAATTTTGAGGAGAATGGTAAGGTTGGAAGCATTTACGCTACTTACACGCCTTCCGCTGGCTTAAGCATCCCCGTTGCCATGCACCATTACAGTCATCACATAGGCAAAATCATTAGAGGTTAACAAACATGGGATTATTCCTCAAACAGAATCAAGCAGTAGACGTTATTGTAGGACCATTCATAGATGACGGCGACGGCAAAACCGCGGAAACAGGATTAACCATCACACAGGCAGAAGTGCGGCTTAGCAAGAATGGAGGGAACATGGCACAGAAAAACGAAGCCACTGCTCTTGCACACGACGAACTGGGCTACTACGACTGCAACCTTAACGCAACAGACACTAACACTCTTGGACGCTTACAGCTTATGATACATGAAGCGGGAGCCTTACCTGTCTATCACGAGTATATAGTTGTATCCACTAACACTTACGAAACCATATGTGGAACAGACAAGTTTGAGGTTGACCTTATCCAAATGGTCGGAGTTGCACAGTCTGCCACTGACCTGAAAGACTTTGCGGACGCTGGATACGACCCTGCAACCGATAAGGTTACAGGAGTTAAACTATGTGACCAAACAACGCTGGTAGATACTACAACCACAAACACTGACTTAGTTACAGCGGCAGCGGTCAATACTGCAGTTGAAGCAGGTGACTTAGCATTAGTCTTAGCGGATACAAACGAGGTTCAAGCCTCTTTAGCTAATGGCGGATTCACAGATTTACTTATTGACGCGATTTTAGCGGATACAGGTGAGTTGCAGACTGACTGGGTGAACGGTGGACGCTTAGATAACCTACTGGATGCATGTGCGTTGGAGGCAACCGTCGCAGCCTTGAACGACATAACCGCTGACATGGTTTGGGACGAAGTGATGGACACAAACGCTCCTGCAAACGCAAACAGTGCAAGAGAACTTGTGAACTTGATTGCGGGAGTGCTCGCTGGAAAATCGAGTGGAGGCGGAACGGCAACGCTAGTATTCAGGGACTTGGGAGACACTAAAAACAGGCAATCTGCGACTGTAACCGCAGTTGGAAACCGAACAGCAGTTACGGTTGATGGAACCTAATGGCACTCATCAAAGACGGTTACTGGCAGGACACTTACTGGGCTTCACGTTATTGGCAGGAAGATTACTGGCTTGAATATGGAACCTATGTTCCACCGTTACCGCCTGCCCCAACTGGTACAAGGGCAGGAGGCGCTGTCACTTGGGAACGCCCACTTATTGAACCATTGAGACGCGAAGAACAACAAGTTGAAGAGATTGTTCCACAACCATTAACGCTTCCGCAGATGCTTGCGTTGCTATCTCATTTAGAGCCACGAGTAGCAACTGTTGAAGATTTAAAGCGGGTTTTAGCGCCGTTTCTGGAAGCTAAACAGATACCTGACGAAGCCGTGGAAGAACGGCTACGAGAGCTAATACTTTCCTTTAAGCATCCTAATGGGGTTTCAGTTGAAGAAGGATTACGTAAAATTATTCAAGATTGCATAGAAAACAAGGAGCACAACTAAAAAATGAGCATTATTCAGAAACCGTTTGCCCGTTGGGAAACCTTCGAGGCGTGTAAGCTTGAACAGATGGAAATAGGGCACAACGAAGAAAGCGCGAAGAATATTTGCGGAGCCATCCAAGAACGTGCTGAGAAAGGCATGCTGTTCAAGAGTTTGCCCGACCTTGAAATCCTCAAAGGAAAAGATGGCGACCTTATTGTGGGGGGCTATGCTAGTTGGGAGATTGTGGATGCTGAAAACGACTTTGTAACTACTGAGGCTATGGTGAATTTCCTTGCTAAGTTCTTCAATTTGCCCGTGGAGTACCGCAACGTGTCGGTTGACCATACTAACTTTCAGTTAGCCACGGCACTGCTAAAATATGAAGGTGTGGATGAAACTTTCTATAGTCATGTTCACGAGAAGGGTATGTATCTTATTGCTAAGGTGCGGAGTGACGGGTTTAAGCGTACTAGGCAACTGCGAAAGCTTGTTCGTGAAGGTGTCTATAAAGCATATAGCATCAGTGGCTATGCTTCACGTTTTAAACATGAACAAGTCAATGGCACATTGATACGTAAAATCTTTGACATTGACCCTTATGAAGTAGCGATTGTGAAGGAGGGTATGAATCAGAAATCTGTTATGCAAGTGCTAAAGAAGAAACCCACGCAGATTTACCGTTTACGCGAGATTCCAAAACACATTAAACCTTTGTCTTGGAAGGAAGAAACTGAGTTAGCAATCAAGAGCATTCAAGGTGATTAAGATGACACGAAAAAAAGTAGTGAAGAAAGAACCAACCGTTGAAACTGAGGAAACACAGCCAAAAATCAAAATTGTGACAGAAGACACATACAGTGGCATAAAGAAAGAGGATAGTGGCACAATTCTGAAAGAGCCTATTGTGGAAGAGAAGCAGACAGGGGGAACTTTAGACGACCGTTTGTTAGCTTACATCAAGCAACATGAAGAAGGCGCATTCAACATACCTGAAGCATGCGTAGCCTTGAATGTGGAAAACACAACTCTAGTACATCAAGCATGGGACAGACTCTTCGACAAAGGCTTAGTTCCATACTTAAACATCAAGTAACTCACGGGTATTGGCCTTACTAGACCCGATAGGGGGGTCTCTAAACAATCCCGAATAACAACAAAAAGAAGTGTAAACTTTGAAGAAACCAACAGTGCAAACACCAGCAACAAAACCAATAGTACAGAAACCGCGATTTACAGTAGCATCACCACCAGTGCGAAAACAAGAAGAACCCGCAGAAGCAACACCGCCAGAACCAACACCGCTAGAAGCATGCATCACCGAGAAAATGGGACAAGGCATGAGCCAAGAAGAAGCATCTAACGCGTGTAAAGCAGAACTAGAAGGCGAAAAAGAACCACCGCCAACCGAGGAAAAAGGCGCTAAGAAACCACCAGAAGGATTCATGGATAAGATGGTAGCTGTCTTTGAAGAGTCAATGGAAAAGAAGTTCGCCATCTTCGAAAAGAAACTAGAGGAACGCTTGAGTGTAATCACTAAAGAAAAAGAAGATGAAGCAGTCACAGCGTTGCGTAAAGGCTTA